GATTAAGTGCATCAGGATTAAAAACACAAATAAAAAGTTACACTGAAACTGATTCAAATGTTTTAACAGATGCTGTTTTAGAAAATATAATTTTAAATGCACAATACAGAATATTTAGAGATGTTCCTATTGATGCAGATAAAAAACAACAATTAGCTAATTTTGTTGCTGGACAAGAATCTATTAATTGTCCTGCAGGTGCCGTATTTATTAGAGGTATACAAGTTTATAATACTGCTGGGTCTGAAACTACGGGTGCAAACAGATGGTTAGAAAAAAAAGATGTAACATATCTCCAAGAGTATCAAGATATTACTGGAACATCAGCAGCTCAAGGTCAACCTAAATATTATGCTATGTTTGGTGGCGCTACAGGTGAGGCAGATACTAATTCAGGAAGAATAATTGTGGCTCCAGTTCCAAACACAACTTATAGATATAAAGTTCATTTTAATAAAATGCCTGATCTTTTAGAAAATAATGACACTAATTATATTAGTCTTAATTTTCCAAATGGACTATTATATTGTTGTTTAGCAGAGGCTTATGCTTTTTTAAAAGGTCCAATTGATATGTTGACATTATATGAAAATAAATATAAACAAGAGGTACAGAAGTTTGCTAATGAGCAAGTTGGTAGAAGACGAAGAGACGACTACACTGATGGCGCTGTTCGTATACCAATAAACTCAGCAAACCCATAGGAGATAAATTATGGCTATAACATCAGCGATTTGCACAAGTTTTAAACAAGAACTTTTAGTTGGCACACATAACTTTACAGCAACAAGTGGAGACACTTTTAAAATAGCTTTATTTACTAGCTCGGCTACTTTAGGAGCAGGGACTACAGCTTATGCTACTACAAATGAAATTACTAATTCATCTGGAACTGCTTACACTGCAGGTGGAGCAACGTTAACAAGTGTAACGCCGACAACCTCTGGAACAACTGCGTTATGTGATTTTTCAGATGTAAGTTATACTTCTGCATCTTTTACAGCAAATGGAGCTTTAATTTATAATTCTTCACAATCTGATAAAGCTGTTTGTGCAATAGCTTTTGGTGCAGATAAAACTGTAACCAGTGGTACTTTTACAATTCAATTTCCAACAGCAGACGCAACAAACGCGATCATAAGACTAGCATAAGGAGGCCCTCCTTATGGCATCAACCTGGGGCACAAATACTTGGGGCTCTAACGAGTGGCAAGATGATGTCATTACCGTTTCCCTATCTTCACCTAGAGCAACAACAGCATTAGGAACTCCACAATCTTTTAACGTTGAAGGTTGGGGTAGACAACAATGGAGCAATTCTGGTTGGGGGGTTGAGTATTCTGTAAAACCATCTGGACTATCAAGCACATCTGCAATTGGAAGTGCTACAGCTACACCAATTGAATTAATAGAAATTTCAGGTTTATCTTCAAATGTTAATGCAACTTTTCCAACTGTTAACTTAGAAACAATTGTAACGCTAAGTGGTTTTGGAATTACATCTTCTTTAGGAAGTGTGGTTGCAGCTAATGAAGAAGGTTGGGGTAGAGCGGAGTGGAGTAATGGTGCATGGGGAGTTCAATATTCTGTCGAACCAACTGGTTTAGAAATAACATCAGCTGTTGGAAGTGTTACAACTGCTAATGTTGTAAGTATAGATGGTTTAGAAATAAATTCTTCTATTGGTGAAATATCTCCCGCAGATAGCATAGGAATATCTGGTTTTAATATAACCTCTTCTATCGGAGATCTATCTAACTCTGGAACTTTAGTAGGTTGGGGAAGAAATGGATGGGGTGAAGAGCCTTGGGATGCTTCAATAAATTCTTTAATTCAAGTTACAGGGGTATCTTCTACATTTAATATAGGTTCTTTAACACCTGCAGATGTTATGGGATTAGTTGGTGTTGAATCAACGGCAAGTGTTGGAACAATAACACCTGCGGATGTAGTGGGTATAAGTGGTGTTGAATCAACTACAAGTGTTGGAAATTTATCTATACTTGAAGGAATTACATTAAGTGGTCAAGCAGCAACTGCTAGTATTGGATCTGTTACCGTAGATGATCAAATAATTGGTTTAGCAGGTCAATCAGCAAATGTAAGTTTAAATAACCCAACCATTACATCAAATCCAGTAATAGTTCCAACGGGAGTTTCTTCAACAATTTCTGTTGGTTCAATAACGCCTGCTGATGTTGTAGGAATTACAGGTGTTTCTGCAACTGCTTCTATAGGATCAACTACAGTCGTTGATTTAACTATAGGTCTTACAGGTGTTTCGGCTACAGCTTCTTTAGGCTTGGTTACAATAATACCTATTTATGGTGATGTTGACACCGGTTCGAATACATCGTATACAGATGTTTCAACCGGTTCGAATGTTACTTATTCGAATGTTGACACTGGATCTAATACAAGTTATAGTAACGTTGCATAGGAGATAAAATATGGCATCAACATTTTCCCCCTTAGGTGTAGAACTTCAGGCAACTGGAGAAAACGCTGGAACTTGGGGTACAAAAACTAATACAAATTTAGAAATAGTTGAACAAATTTCAGGTGGATATACAGCTCAAGCTGTTTCTGATTCAGGAGATACTACTTTATCTGTAACAGATGGTGGAACTGGTGCAACTCTTGCACACAGAATTATTGAATTTACAGGATCTTTAACAGCAGGAAGAAATGTAACAATTCCCTTAGACGTACAACAATTTTATCTTTTAAAAAATGCAACAGGTCAAACTGTAACTTTTAAATATGTGACAGGAACAGGAACAAGTGCTGCAGTCGCAGCAGGTAAAACTGTCATAGCTTACGCAAAAGCAGATGATGGAACAAATCCAAATATAACAGCTGTAGAATTTGGTGGAGATGTTGTTGATGACACATCACCTCAATTAGGTGGTGATTTAGATGTAAATGGAAATGATATAGTATCTACGTCAAACGCTGATATTGATATTATTCCTAATGGAACAGGAGATGTTAATCTTGGAGCAGATACGGTTCAGATAGGAGACAACAACTCAAATGCAACTCTTACAACTCAAGGTACGGGAGATTTAATATTAAACACTAATAACGGCACAAATGCAGGAACAGTAACACTTGCAGATGGTGCTAACGGAGATATGACTTTAGCTCCAAATGGCACTGGTAGAGTAAAAATAACTAACGCTTCACCAGGAACAAGTTCAACACAAATAGCAACTACCGATGGAAAAAGTCTTGTCTTCTCCATGGTTTTCGGATATTAATACAAAAGGAGAATAAAAAATGGCAACACCGAATCTTGTAAATATAGCAACGATTACACCTAAAAATGCTATGGGTAGTTTATCTGATACAAACAGAACTACTATGATCGATGTCCCTGCAGAAACTGCAGTTAGAATAGACACAATATTATTAGCTAACATTGATGGAACTAGTGCTGTTGATGCAACAGTAGAAATTAGTAACGACAATGGTTCAACTTATTATAAAATTGCAAGTACAATTTCTGTGCCTGCAGATTCTACATTAGATTTAATTTCAAGACCTATCTACTTAGATGAAACAGATCTAATAGCTGTTACAGCTGGTGCTGCTAATGATTTAGCATTTCATGTTTCTTATGTAGAAATGGTAGACTAGGAGGATTAAATGCCAAAAATAATTAAACCTGTATCAAAAGATAGTTTTACATCAGCAACAATCTCTGTTGATGGTCAAGGTAGAATTTTTTCTGCTGCTGCAGGATCTGCTGGAGCTCAAGGTTATCAATTAACAGAATTTAGACAAGGTTCAGATAGTTTTACTTATAGTGCAGTTGACTCAAACGCAACCAAAGGCGCTGGAATAATCGGCGGAGGTGGAGGCGGCGGAGGTCGTTCAAACCAAGGAGCAGGTGCTAGACCTGGCGGTCATGGATTTTTTGGTGTATGGGGTGTTGATCTTTCTCCAGGAACTATGAATGGACAATCAGTTCAAGTTGGAGCCGGTGGAGGTGGCGGCGGAAGTGGTCAAGCTGGTCAAGCAGGCGGAGCTTCTAATTTTGGAAACGTAGTCAACGCTGGGGGTGGAGGCGGTGGAGCCTCTCCACATACTCCTGATAGTCCAAGACCATCTGCAGGAAGTACAAACACACCTAATGTATTTAATTATAGCACAGGTGATTTTTCACCAAGCACAACTAACATTGCCCCTCCTGCTGCGGGAAGTGGAGGAAACTCAAGTAATGGACCTAACGCTGAAGTAAGTCGTTTTACAGTTGGAGGATCTGGGGGTAGCTCTACCAATGGATCTGGAACGGGAGGTGCTGGTTACATTTATATTTTTGAACAAGTAACGTAATATTAAAATATGCCAAGTATATTTTTTAGACAAGATAATCAAGTTTGGAGAGTAGCAAAAGATGACTCTGATGCTGCTTCTGTAGAAACAAATTCAGGAGATACTTTAATTAAAAAAACATTAAGTCAAGCAGATTATGATGCAATAGTTGGGAACACAAAAACAATTGCAGAGGGATCAACAGCAGATAATATTACTTTAGAAGATTTACCCCAACCTACACAATCAAAATCAATGTTTATTAAAGATTGTCAAAGAGAATTTAATGTTATAGAAAATTTTGTAAGTGGTGGAAAAACCTCTACTATGAAAGATAGAATTACAGCTTACAAAGTTCTTTTAAATAGAGCGATAGAAACAGCAGAACAAACAGCTGATGACACAACTTTTACAGGATATCCTCCACAATATGTAGCCTCTTTAAATTCTGAAGAAGAAGTATTTCATATATTGCAAATACCTAATTAAATGATATAGTATGTCTTTATGAAAGACATAAAATTTATTGCTCCTAAAATCTACATTGATAATTTTAATGAAAGACCAATACCTTCTTTAAACCACTTACCTGATTGGTATAAAAAGCTTAAACACCACCCCAATAAAACTACCATAAAAGGGTGTCGACCATTCATGGATTCGATGTCAACAGGTTATATCTTAACCACACCTCAAGAATATTACATTGATATTACAACCCTAGAGGAGGGTAAATTACAAATTCACGTGAGAGCTAGTTACGAAGAGTTTGCAGGTAACCCAGAATATAAGGATATAAATATAAACGCAGACATGAAAAGTTCTGCTCATCCTCCTTTTCAATTAGAGGGATCTCCACAACTCAAAAAAAATTTTAATTTTCCAGCAATGAAATTTTATAATCCTTGGAGAATACAAACACCTTCTGGATACTCATGTTTGTTTACTCCTCCTCTAAATAGAGTAGATGAAAGATTTGAAATTATGAGTGGTGTTGTTGATACAGATATTTATGAAGAATATATAAACTTTCCATTTATTTTAAATAAAGATTATTTGTTAAAAAATATAAAAGATGGAAAGTTTCTTTCTATAATTGAAAAAGGAACTCCTTATTGTCAGATTATCCCTTTTAAAAGAGAAAGTTGGAAAATGAAAATAGAAGAAGGCGGTCTAGGTGTTCCAGGTGATATGTTTACAGAAAAGTTTAATTGGTATAAAAATAAAATTTGGCATCGTAAAATTTATAAATAATTATTTTTTATTTAAATCAATTTTAGTGTTTTCGTCACTTAATTTATTTTGATATTTTTCTGGTAGGTTTGTATTAAAAGTTACAATTGTATGAACAAAACTATTTATAAAATTTTTGGACGTATCAAAACTTAAAAGCATTCCACCCTTAAAAAATATTTTAAATCTTTCTTTCCAAGAAAAATTAAATTTTATATTACCTTCTTTAATTTGTTTTATTTCCATAATAATTTATACCTTATAATCTTAAATTGTCCAATCGCTCTTCGTTTCCAACCTCTCCTTTAAACCATGTATTAAAAGATAAAGTTGTCCTTATTTTTTCACTTGGATTTGGTTCTACCTCGTGGGCTAAATTAGAAGGAAAAATAATTAAATTACCTTGAGAGGCATTTACAGTTAAGGTTTCTTCTAGGTACGGAGTAGTTTTATTTTTTTGAAACACCACTTGTTGATATAACTTAGTTGGACTATGAAATTTTGTTTGTGTATGCTCTCCCGTTAAATAATAAACACCGCTATAAATACTATTCGGATGGCGATGTAAATGATGTCCTTCACCTGGTCTGCTTATAGTTAGCCAAGATTGTGTAATGTGTATTTTTGCTCTGTAATCATAGCCCATTAAATTATGGTGATAATTATGTAAGTGTCTAAGAATAAATTCTTTAAAATCTTTAAGTTCATATTTTTCTAAATAAAAATGATTTAAGCTTGTAGAATTTAAACTATTCAAGTGAGCTTCAACATTTTGAAAACATTTTTTTTCTTCATCATTAATTTCATATTTATCTTCTGATAAATAAACAGGTTGTGAAAATAATTCTAAAATTTGACTCATTTTATCTCTCTAAATATAATATTTAAATTTATTCTTACTATATCTTTAACACAAGAAACTCCCTTGTGTAATAAATTACTTTCGAAAACTTTTGCTTGTCCCATTTTATCTTTATATATTTTACCATCTATATCGGTTCCCCCATCTGTTGTGTGTAGGTTATAGACTATAGTTTTACATTTGTTTGGAATAGGCCAGTCCTTATGATATTTTGAAATACTAGGTGTGTAATATAAATTCCAAAAAAATCTGTGAGGTTCTGTTTTTATTTTTAATCTTTTACTAACTTGGTCTAATATTAATTGTGCATAATCATTTAATTCTTTATATTGACTACCATCTTTACCCTCTTGATAAGTTATATTTTGTAAGCCAGTGTTGTATGACATCAATGTTTCTAATGGGGATAAATGCATTTCATCTCTAGATATAAACCACTCATGTTTTGTAACTAAATCAAGTATTTTTAAATTAGTATCTATAGGTAGTATTTCATCTAAAATTTCCATTAAAAACCCCAACTTACAAAAGAGTATCTAATACCTTCTTCAATATCATTTACTCGATGTGCATATATAAAATTACTTGGGAACAATAAAATATCTCCTTGCTTTAATTTAATAGTATGTTCATCATTAAAAATAAATTCTCCACCAACAAAATTATCGTTTAATAAACCAACAACAGAGATTATAGGAACGCCCTTATTTTCACCATCAAATATAGAATGAATATGATCTACATGATTTGCCATGTTCGTTCCTTCTTTATATCTATTAAAACGTATTTTTGTCATCGCTGTAATCCAAGAATGAATATTGTGTTTTGTTCTATAGTTTTCACAACATTTAATAATAATATCTTGTAACACTTTATGATTATTTCCAGCAGGTAGAACTTCTAATTCTTTATCGTTTCTAGCACCGACAGCTTGACCTTTTTCGTTAGACCAAGAATGAGAACCCCATTTTTTTTGATTTAGTGAATTAATTAAATTATCACAAAAATTTTTTTCAAGTGCGTTTTGAACTTCTACATAATCATATATTTTTTTCATCTTATACTTTCTATCACTTCATTATGTGTTATATACTCTTTGGGTAAACTAAACAAGTCTTTATGTCTTTGAAGTGCAAAAGCCTTTAATGGGGGTGCTGCATCAAATTCTTTTTTAATATTTAATATATTAAATTTATCTAATGCGTGTAACATTATAATCCAATTTGGTGCTCTAAACATGTGCCAACCAATTTTAAAATCACTATTTCTAATCATTCTTGTTTTTGCAATTTCTAGTTTTTCTTGTACGCCGTCTAGTATGGGTAGCTCTTGCATGTCTTTCCAAAAAGAAGTGTCTTGTTTTTTAGTTAGATAATGAAGTTGGACAAATTCAATTAAATTTTTAAATAAATACTCATTGTGTTTATTAAAAGATTTTTTATCAAACGATGGTAAAAATTGATTTAAACAAAAAACTTGTTGAATTATACTGCCAATAGAAGTTGCTTCTAATGGCTCTACAAATCCAGCCGACAACCCTATGGCTATAACATTCTTATGCCAAAATGTTTTAACTCTACCTGCTTCAAATTTAAAAGAACGAGTTGGTTTAATTTTTTGGTGATAAACAGACTCTATTTCTTTTATCGCTTCTTCCTCTGTAGTGTGATTTGAACTATAAACATATCCATTACCATACCTTTCTTGAGTTGGGATCTTCCAATTCCAACCATAATTAAGTGCTCTCGATAATGTCCAAGCATTAAATTCTTTTTCTTTTTTTGTGGGAAAAGCAAATGCTCTATCTAAAGGTAAATATTTTTTATAAGAAACGTAAGGCACCCCCAATTGTTTCTTTAACAAGAAACCTACAAAACCACTGCAATCAATAAATAAGTCTGCGAAATAATTTTGTTTTTGTCCTACTAAATGTTTTACGTCACCTAAATCGTTTTTAACAACATTTTTTATTTTGTCTTCAATTATAGATATATCTTTATTTTTACAGAGATTGTTTAAAAAAGTGTTTAATTTAAAAGTATCAAAATGAAACTGCAAAACTAAATTTTTGTAATCTTGTTTAATAAATTTGTTATAATATAAATTTTGATGAGACATTTGTTTTGCATTTATATTTTTAGATATTAAATTTGCATATAGATAATAGTAATCTCCATTTTCTTGACTAAACTCAGAGTTTATTGAATGAAGAAAAGGTTCTTTAGTCCAACCTTCAAACATAATACCAGATTTTAAAGTTGCTCCAGTTTCTTTAATTAAGTCTTCAAATTTAATTCCAACGTAACTCATGAACTCAGCCCAATGTTCTGTGGATCCTTCACCTACTCCAACTATACCTATGTCATCTGATTTAATAATATTTATTTTATAATTTGGAAATTTAGTTTTTAATATTAAAGCAGTTACTAGCCCTGCGGTTCCAGCTCCTAAAATATTAATTTTCATATTTTTATTGGAATATTAGTATTGTCCCAACTTTTTACATCAGTCATATTAAAAGCCAAACTAAATCTTTGTTTTATTTTTGATTGAGCAACAAAGTGTTTCATGATAGGATTGAATAAAATAAATCTTCCTTTTACAGAATTAATTACTCGTTTAATTTCTGGAAAATTAGTGCCAGGGCCTCCAGAAGTTAGATAAAGAACGCCACAAAATGCTGTGGCTTCTCCTTCATGAGAGTGATAATCTGTTGAATCTCCTTCATTCATTATAACACCCCATGAGTCTTTTATAATAAAAGATTTTTGCCATATCTTTTTTATATCAGGTTGAATTAACTTTAAAAAATTATGAAAATCTGGATCGCCGTTGAATCTTTCAAAAGAGGTCATGTGAGGCACATTTGTTTTATAACTTAAAGTTGGATCTATATTAAGTTTTATTTTTTCAATTAACTTATCACAAAGACTCATATCTGTGATATCATTTGAAACTATTTTAACTTTTTTCTCTATAGTAAACTCTAAATCTTGCATTATACTCTATCCACAAATACTGTTGTAATTGTTTTATCTTTTTTAATATTATGCCAACCAAAGTCATAAGCGTTTTTGTACTTTTGTTTCAAATAAAAATAAGCTTCTGGATTCCAATTTCCATTATCAAGTATTAAAAGATTTTTATAATTATAAATTTCTATGAGATTTCTAGCAATTACCTCTCTTGAAATATTTTTGTAGTTATTATCTATTAATATATAGTGTGCTTCTTCTATTGATTTTTTAAACCTTGGGTTTGAAATAGTATCAAAATTAAAAAGAAATATCTCTACATTACTTAATTTCATTTTTTTAATGTGTTCTAGATAATTAGGATCATCTTCATAAGTAGTTACTTTTTTAAAAAATTTACTAAAATAAATTGTTGAATTACCGCAACCAAATTCAACTAAATTGAGATCTTTTGTATTTTGTTTTTTAAACCAATCTAAAAAACTAAAAGTAAGTAAAGGAGTTGGATCTAGCATTAAACGTAATTAATATTAATATTTAGACGTATATCTTGGTCAGTGCAAGTAGTGCTTTGATGAGGTTTACTAGTATCAAGAAACACTGCTCTATTTGCAATACTTTCGATTTTAGTTCCGTCTTCTAATATAGTGTATCCATTATTGTTATTTATATGAAATATTAAACCTTGATGTGGAACTGGTAAATCAGTATGTAAAGCATGAGTAAATTGAGTTTTAGTTGATGGATAGCAATTAGCTTTTGCTCTTATTAAAGAATAGTAAGTAAAATTACTCATTATAGGAATTATTACTTGTTTAAAAAAATTACTACATACAGAATTGTCCTGATAGAAATAATGCACAAAATGATATAGATCATTAGAATCTGGAGTTGCAGTTCCTAATTTGTAATAGTAAGGTAGTTTAAAAGTAACAATATCTTGTATTTCTTTAAATACCTCTGATGGTAAGAAATTGTCTATTACTTTATATTTATTGACCATGTTGTCTTTCTTCATTATAATGCTGATTATTTAACATATAAAATACCATCATGCTACAAAAAATAGGATTTCAGCCAGGTATAAATAAACAAATATCAGAAACCACAGCAGAGGGTCAATGGATAGATTGTGATAATGTAAGATTTAGATATGGCACACCTGAAAAAATAGGTGGTTGGAAACAATTAGGCACTAATGATTTAACAGGAGCAGCTAGAGGTCTACATCATTACGTAAATAGTTTAGGCCGAAAATACGCTATTATTGGCACTAATAGAATTTTATACGCATTCTCTGGTGGTGTTTTTTATGACATACACCCTATTAAAACTACAACCACACTGACAAGTGCATTTAGCACGACTAATGGGTCACCAATAGTAACGTTAACTTTTAGCAGTTCTCACGGCATAACAGCAGGAGAAATTATTTTGTTAGATAATTTTTCTACAATAACGGGATCTAACTTTAGTGCATCAGATTTTGATGATAAAAAGTTTATGGTTACAACGGCACCAACAACCACAACTTTAAATGAATCTGGTTCAGGTGCGACTACTTCAGGTGGTATTAGAGTACAACATTACTATCCTGTAGGTCCTGCAGTTCAAGCAAAGGGTTTTGGTTGGGGACTTGCTGCTTGGGGTGGAGAGGAACCAGGAGCTACGACCACAACTTTAAATGGTGCAATTAATGATTCTACAACCACAATAGTATTATCTGATGCCTCTCAATTTCCTGATTCTGGAACTAATTTTATTAAGATAGGAACTGAAGAAATATCCTATACGGGAATATCCACAAATACTTTAACCGGTGTAACTAGAGGGGTAAGAAATACAACTGCTGCATCTCATAGTGATGGAGCAACAATTACAGATACTTCGGATTTTGTTGCATGGGGTGAGGCTGCATCAGGTGATTTGATTATTGAACCAGGTATGTGGTCGTTAGATAATTTTGGTGACAAAGCAATTTGTTTAATTAGTAATAATGCTTGTTTTGAATGGAACTCAGCCCTATCAAATGCAACGTCAACACGTGCAACCATCATATCGGGTGCACCAACAGCATCAAGACATATGGTTGTATCTACACCGGATCGTCACTTAGTGTTTTTTGGTACAGAAACTACAATAGGTGATACGGAGACACAAGATGAAATGTTTATTAGATTTTCAGATCAAGAGGATATTAATACTTATACACCCACAGCAACCAACACAGCTGGAACACAGAGACTGGCTGATGGATCAAAGATCATTGGTGCTATAAGAGGTAGAGATGCAATTTATGTGTGGACTGATACGTCTTTATTTACACAACGTTTTGTAGGTCAACCATTTACATTTGCGTTTGCACAAGTTGGAACTAATTGTGGATTAGTTGGAAAAAATGCTTGTGTAGAAGTTGATGGTGCAGCTTATTGGATGTCAGAAAATGGTTTTTTTAGATATGCAGGTAAACTAGAATCTTTACCATGCTTAGTAGAAGATTTTGTTTATGATGACATAAATATTACTTCAGGAAACCAAATGATAACCGCTGGATTAAATAATTTGTTTGGAGAAGTTATGTGGTTTTATCCAACAGCTACTTCATCTGTTGTAAATAGAATGGTAGCTTATAACTATTTTGACTCTTCACCTCAAAGACCAGTGTGGACTAATGGTACACTAGCTAGAACTGTTTGGAAAGATTCTGCTGTGTTTGGAAAACCACATGCTGCATTATATGATGCAGATACAGATACTTCTTTTGATGTTGTAGGAAACACTGAGGGTATAACAACATACTATCAACATGAAACAGGAACTGATCAAAATAAAAATGGAACCATTACTGCAGTAACAGCAAATATATCTTCTGGAGATTATGATATTAGTCAGAGAGTTCCTAGAGGTCAAACATCAGGAGTTGCAGATCTAAGAGGAGATGGAGAATTTATTATGAAAATAAGAAGATTTGTTCCAGATTTTATATCTCAAACAGGAACAACTAGAGTTACAATGCAACTTAAAAATTATCCAAATAGCACACAATCTAGTTCACCTCTTGGACCATTTGATATTACTTCAAGCACTGATAAAGTAGATACTCGTGCAAGAGCAAGAGCTATAGCTATGAAAATTGAAAATACAGCAGCTAGTCAAAGTTGGAAGTTAGGTACTTTCAGATTAGACATACAACCAGACGGACGTAGATAATGGCAAAGATAGCACAAGTGTTAACAAGGGCTAGTAAAGAATATGACTTTACAATAGCCGAATCACAAGTAAGAGATCTTGATGCAATTGTAGAAAAATTAAATACAACGTTTCAAGAAGAATTAAACTTCTTTTTACAATAATGGCTAATAGTTTTATAAATAAAAAAATAGATTTAACTACGACAGATTTAACCACACTGTATACAGTGCCTAATTTTAAAACGGCTGTTGTTAAATCACTAATAGTATCCGAGGACGCTGGATCAGGGAGCACAATAACTATAACTTTAGTAAATTCTAGTGGCTCTATATTTAACCTATTTAAAGATAAATCTATTGGATCAAAAGCCACAACAGAACTTTTAACTCAACCTTTAGTAATGGAAGAAAGTGAAGTCTTAAAAGTACAAGCTGCTGACGCGAATGAGCTGCACGTCATAGCCTCTATATTAGAAATACAGCCAAGAGAGGTAATAACATAATGATAGAAATACAACCAGATAAAATTATAGAAAAAATAACTAATAAAAAAACAGGGGAAAAATATAAGAATGATAAAGAGTGGAGAGACAAAGGTATCTCCCCAGAGGACATTAGGAGAGATGTAACAGTGCTAATGCCTAGCCTTGATTTATTAGGAAAAACAAAATAGAATAGATAAATGGCTATAAACAGAACTAAACAAGCAAAACAAATGTTACAAGACGGAGGTATGTTGGTAAAACCATCACTAGGTGGTAAACGACCAGGATATAGAAGTGCTAGAGCACAAGAAGTTCAAGGGAGAACTATTTCTCCCAGTAGTTCTAAAAATGTAAGTGTAGGAGATAGTAACAACAATCGAGAAAAAGGAATTATGTCTCGTGGTTTAGGTCCAAAAGGAACTACAAAAAGTATAAGAGATTTCAGAGATACAGGTCCAGACAGAAGTAAAGTTAGTCAATTTTCACAATATGGTAAAAATGTATTTGCTAGAAATTTAGATCCTACTTTAAAATTTAATCCTAGAACTGGAGGCATGAAAAAATCTTTTACAGGAGGTCTAGGATCTTTTTTAG